TTGTACTTCTTGATCACTGCTGCAACCTTGTCAATGATGTTTGACCACTCATCGTGTCGCCACCGTTCAACGTGTATCTCTTCGCCTTTCTTGTTCTCTATTGTCAGCACGGTGTAGTCATCTGCACGTCCAATGTCAAGCCCTCCATAATGTGAACCGAGCGCACCCATCGGTGCAATTGCATCACGCACGTGTTTGAATATACCTCCAGCATTGTCAACAAATTCTGCAAGGTATTCCTGTCTGAATATATGGTCTGGAATAGTTCGCTTGATAGCATCTATTTCCCTAGGGTCAATCATTGGGTTGTCGTACGATGTGAACTGAAAGTATCTGTACCTGTCGTCAATGTGTGCTGTCTGCTTCAGCTTAAACATAGCCTTCTTTCCTTTTGGTGTCGATATGAACACCACCTTCTTACCCTTGACTAGAACGGTAGGCTGAAGAACCTCCTCCCAAACGTTCGGTTTGATGAAGTCGTACTCATCACAGACAAGGTAGTGGAATGTATTACCGCGAATACCGTCTGCATTTTCAGCACTAAAGAATTCAATGGTGCTGCCGAACCCTTCAATAATTAAATCAGACTTGTTGTATGTGAATAGACCACTTTTTTCTGTTGCCTTTTCGAACTCCCTGAATACTTTCTTTGATTGCTTGTATATAGGTGTCACCCATGCGATATTACATCCGGGTTGATTGATTGCCCAGTCTAACATCTGATTGACACACAGCATCGTCTTACCGAACTGTCTACCAATATTGAATACGTAATACTTCGCAGGATCATTTCTGATAGCGTCATGAAGTACACGCTGGTTTTCGTGTGGTGTATATCCTTTTATTGTGCTCATATTAAAAACAAATCAGACGTTGTGTTGCAGTTTTGGTTTTACTCATTAAGACCCACCGATAAATGCACTTGCTATTCATCGACCATTTAAGGAATGTGTGGTCTTAACACCTCATGTCTAACTCTCTCTGATTTGTTATTGTTGCAATATACGAATAATTATTTAACTGTCAAAATCGAATTTATCTACCGTCTTATTCTCGACGTGTTGCTTATCGTGCATGTTAAGAGCGTTTTTTGCGTAGAAGATACCCTTGCCTTCATTTGCTACGATGTCACGTGCTAGACCGTTAAACAGTTCTTTAATCGCTTTTATAGTCTCCGATTGTTCTTGATTAACAGAAAGCCATTCATACCAAGTCGAAGGTGACATTGTTTCTTCTTTCTTCACTAAAGGAATCCAGATACGCAGAAAATAGTCAATCGTTGGAATGTGTCTGTCTGGCACTTCAACGACCTTGCCTGATCCTGCAACGTGTGTCTTGGTGTTGCTTAGGCATTCGTCTATGTATTCAATTGCCAGTTCTTTCAGTCGTGCTACAAATTCGGGGGATTTAGCCATTATTATCGGGGGTGTTTAGGTTTATAATTATTGTCTGTGGATACCATATGGTTTTGTTTGAATTATTATCGTACCATACAGGAAGTGGTGAAGCGTTTTCTAGCAAGTCTTCAATATCAATATTCTTTGTAATATCGAATGTACTACTGTCTTCAATCATCTGCATGAATCCAATAGACTTGATTCCACCTGTTGCTTCGCAGCCACATGAACATTTTTTTTGTTTCGACATTGTTTCGCAGTTTTACAGTTCAGTGAAAAGTTAACTTCCTTTTTAGATTAAAATTCATCTAATTGTGTTCAGTTGTTTCATGTACTGTTTACGGGGGTTTAGCTTTTTGCGTTGTACAATTCGTTTGCTTTCTCTATTGCTTTTGTTCGTGCTTCGTGACGGGTTATCTGTATGTGAAATTCATCTGAATTATTTACAGCAATTTGCCAATCACATTTATCTCCATTGACATCATTCATGTACTTCATTATATCTACATCTACCCCAACACTATCAAAGAAATCTACATACGCACCATACATTAAAGCATCCGGAAGCTTTTCGAAAACGTCTTTTAATATTATAGTGTGAACTCCAGCACTACCCAACCTTAAACAATACAGGTTCTCTTCAAACCACTTTTCGAAGTCCTGTTTTGCTTTTCCTGTTAGTTTCATCGCTTCCAAATTTTCACCTCCTGCATTACAACCTCCTCAACTGCGACATCTTTTTCTAGCATATCAATCTTCTGTTGCAGTGCATCCTTGTCAAAAAAGACAGGCGTTGTTGCAAACTGTAATTTGTTTTCCATCACAAACTTGTATTCTAGTCTTGTTCCTTTCTTAAATTTCATCTTATTTTTTTGTTTGGTAGATTTCTGATTCCTTATCTTTAAGTAATTGAATAAGTTTATATATCTGTGAGTTTGGGTCTTTTAACGTTACAAATACGTCCCATTGATCCTGTGTTATCTCAACATGCTTCCTGTCAAGTTCTATGACAATTTCATACCCTTCAAATTCCCGGCCATTAGATACAGGATTATTTAGTTCATAATAACAATGCTCGTTATCTTCTGTCAAGAATATACTGCTTTTTGTACTCATTACTTATTGTTTAAAAGATTAATTAATTCTTGTTTGTTCGGGTTTCTCCCTGTCTTGATGTTCTTATTCTTGCAAGCCTTTCGCAGTTCGATGTACGACATTTCTTCTGGCTTCTTGTCCATTGTCATCTGAAGCACTGGCTTCGATTGTTTCATGTGCAGGAAGTTGTTCAGTTCTTGCATGGCGTTCCGTGTACACGTTCCACAATTGTAATTCGTGTATGGTCGTCCACCGACCTGTTCAATCAACGTTCCAAGTTCTTGCTTCGATTGAATTGATATACTGAACGCTCCCGTCTTTCTAAGTCGGTTTAACTGGCTTTGTAATTGGCTACTTATTTGCATTGTCATTTAGTATTTTAGTTAGTTTTGCTTCGAACATTGTTCCTTTTACCTTTCGTCGTAGTGATCTGCTTCGCTGAAATTCTTGCAGTGTAAGCACGCCAATGAGTTTAAATAATGCTTCCTGTTGGTCTGTCGCCAGTTGTGGTGCTTCAGGCTTTTTGAATAGTGACATGAACCAAGTCCATAGTCGTTTAAATAGTTTCATACTTTAAATATATTGAGGTTAATAAATACGCTCCCGGAAACGCGAACCACATGGAAGGCATAAACACTAAGAACATTGTGAGCGCAACCCATGCAGATAAGCACGAAGGACAGTTGAACGGTTTGATGTCAGGCATCCAACTGAATGTTATCAGAATCATTGTTATCGCTGTCGCTGTAAAAAGAATTGTAAACGTCATCTTTGAATTGGTTTATTGTTTGTGAAATGTATCTTAAATTGATTCGTGTTGCAGCTTGTATCTGCCGGTAGTTCATACCGTCTAAATACATTAATGCTATCTCACGACGAAACCAGTCGTAAACATCTTCCGGTTGTTGTATCAAATACTCTCTGAAGTGTTTCCTAAATTTATCATTGTGTATAGGTTCATCTTCTTCTGTGCAGATTTCCTCATTAAGTTCGATTAAGAAGTGCGGTCTGTACAGTTTATTGAACTCGCTGTTGTACCATGTCCATTGTTGGTATGCACATCTAGCAAAGAATTTCGTTTCGTCGTCGATGTCATTACGTTCCAGCATAAGCAAATAAACGTGCGCCACAAGGTCAGGCGAAAGTTCGTGACAGTTTGTAATCTTGTCAGCTATTTGATACGGTATAACGGTTTCGAATATGGTCATTTAATTCTTGCATTTGGTATACTCTTCTTGATAGTGTCATAGTTTTCCAGAAGGTAAACAAGTCCAGCTTTCAGCATTTGACATCGTGGCGATGTGTGCGGATTCCGTGTCTTGTTAATTATCAGAATGTCTTCACGCACAAAGCGATGCAAGTCTTGAATATATCCAAGATCGCACCGCATTGAGACGTTCTTCTTTCGTAGTAAGGCTTCAGCAGTTTCGTGAAAACTCATTAAGGTTCAATTTGTTCTGTCAAATACTCCGCAACATTATCCGCTTGATGTTCAATGTCACGCTTCAATTCCTTCGACAAATCCAAGTGCTTCAAGTCCGTACCGTAGACTGATATACTTTTGATCTTTACGAACGGGATCAAGTCAGGTGCTTGCGTTTCATGGAACGGCATTTCGTGAACGTCTGCTTCTGTCTCAACGTCAACTTCGATTTCGTTTCCATCTTCGTCTTCAATGAAAACTTGATCTTTCATTCTGTAAGCGTCAACTGTTTCTGATTCGTTGTGTTCAACTTCACAAATGTGATACGTTGTATCCTTATTTGATTCGTCACGGTTCAGCACCGCACATTTAAGTACGGCACTGTCACGATTTATAAACGATTCAACAGGCGTTTCAATTACTCTGTTCGTTCCTGCGTTCTTCTTAATTATTATTATTGCTTCCATGTTGTTTTATTTTTAGAATGGGTCAGCGTCTGCTGTTGCTTCAGGTTTCCAATCGTTAATCTGTGCATAAGCCTTGCCACCTTGCGACACCTTCAAATCAAGATTAACCCAATCACCCGTCTGTGCTTGCAGACTTGCAATAAGTTCTTCACGCTTGATTGATAGTGAACCCTTCACGAATTCAGGTGCGTTGTCATGTGGCAATTTAAAAATTAACCCGTCTAAAAAATTGTTTTCTTCACTCATAATTTTACTTGTTTTTGTTATTTAGTTCTGCAATGTAGTCATTATAATATTCCTGTGCAAGTTTACACTGTGTTTTTATTTCTTCTTCCTTTTGAAGATCACGCTGAAATTCCACAACCGTGACACGTTGACACGGATCAATGTGATCAACCTTGTGGATTGCATCGCTTTCCCAATCCTTTAGCAGATCGTCAGGTGTCGAAACCATACAGTAGGCAAGTTCAGCAGACATCGCACCGTACAGCATCATGTAACCACGTAGCTGCCATTCGTATTCATTGTTGTTAATGTCTTCAGGAAGTGCCGGAAACGTTTCTAAACTCCACGAAGACTTGATGTCGATTATCTTGTCAAGGTCAACGCTCAACACATCGCATTCGCCTGTTAGATAATCATTCTCAACACGCCCTTCATGCTTCTGAAACATTGTAAAGAACACGTCGTTGTAAAGCTGAATAGCTTCATCTTCAACAGTGCGCCCTTTGTCCAAGTATTTGTTATCAAGTGTTGCTTCGTAACCATAGAAGTCTTGCTTTGCTATCTCTTTGATATATGACTGCGCTGTCTTTGATAGTGGCTGATCCTTAGACCTTGATTTTGTCATTATCTTTCCTAGTGAACTGCAACGTACTTTCATTACTTCAACGTTTTAGTGAATTCAACAAACAGCTTGTTCTGTGCTTCAGTCAATTTGTAATCATTCACAAACTTGTCAACGGTGAACTTGCCAGTCTTGATAGCTTCGAATGCTCCTGTCAATCGTTCGTCTGTGATAGACTTCTTTGACGGTGCTTTCTTTTGTGTTGGTTGCTTTGGCTCTTGCTTGCCTGCTCCGTCCGTATCCTTGTCTGTGACGATACCAAGCGCAGAAGATAAACTGTATCTTCGAATGTAAGTCACGGCTGAACCAAGCACTTGGAAGTCGTTCATTCCTTTCAGCTTCACATCTTCAGGAATGTCTGTCAATGATTCGAGTACTTCACCAGATTCGATATGAAAGACGATTGTTTTGATCTGTTGCCCTTCTATCAGTTGAGTGAATCCAAGACCGTGCTGCGCCAATAATGGATTGATAACTTCAAAGATTGCTGGAAGGTCAGCATACGAATAGCCATATCCTTCTGTTCCTTTGTGGATTGTTGGACACTCCTGCTGGAATGCTGCCAAACTTTTGAATAGATTTTTCATTGTGTTTATGTTTTAAAGTTCTGCAATATACGAATAATTATTTAACCCGTTGCAAATTGTTTAGGTTTTTTAACTCGGTCATTCCCTCACCGTCTTTCACGTCACACAGAAATAGACCGTTTTCTTTTAACGATGTCACCAACACATTGACGTTTGCCTGCTTGCATCGTCGCCAGCTTACACCGTCAAGACCGCGCTCCTTTGCTTCGTTGAATAGATTGTATTTGATACGCTCCAAGAACTTTTTCGTGTAAACTTTACCAGCACCACACGGTTCACCCTTGCGTGTTCCTTCATATCCTGACCAGTAAAACAAACCGCCTTCGTCTTTGAAGTATATATCAGTGAAAGCAATCATTTCATATTTGTTAATGTTCTTACCAACGAATTCAACGAATGCTTCGTCAATATAGTCGTCTGATCCTAGAAGAATAACAGCATCGAAGTCAAGGCTTTCCAATGACATAACAGCAGCATTCCACTTGTACGATAAAGGATTGTTTTTGAATTGACCTATTGCGACGACATCTGTTCCGGCTAGAAAGTCACCGTCTTGATTCGTGGAATGAATCATTATTTTGTCTATGAATGGCATCTTGTCAAGGCAATACTTCACCGTGTCCTGTCGTCCGTGCATACAGGATAGCACTATTATTTTTTGTTCCATCGTAGAAATTTAGCAGGTGAACCAACATAAACACCACCCGATTTCATGTCCGTCTTCTTTGTTATTGTCGCATTCATTCCGACCATACAACCAGAAGGAACTTCGACACGCTGGTGTACAATAGAACCCATACCCATATTAGTTTTCAATCCAATTTCAGCATGACCACCAATTAAAACGTGTGGCGACATGGTGACTTGTTGACCGATGAAAGCATCGTGTCCAATGTGACAGCCCTTCATTATGTAACAGTCTTTCGATACTATCGTTGGGCGTACTGTTCCAGCGTCGATTGTAACGTGTCCATGTATCTTCGTGCCTGACATTATGATGACACCTCGCCCTTCTTTGTCTTCAAAGTTTTTCGATTCAGCAGGTGCGCCAATGATGCAGAACGCACCGATGTAAACATTGTCTTCGATGGTCACGTTGTCATATACAATCGACGTGGGGTGAATGTATGATTTCATTTATCTGTTGTTTAAGTATGTTGCAATTATTTGCCAGTTCCCAATATTCAACACCGACTTCGTTGTATGCGATATTCACAGAAGCAACGATGTCTTCAAGTACTTCATGCAAGAATACTGCACTAGCTAGATTGTCCGGGTCTATTGAAACGGTGCGCTTCAGCAGATCATAAAAGTCTTGGTTCACTGGCTCACCTAGAAGTAAAGCATAAACTTCTGTAATATCTAGCAGCGTGAAGTACTGCGTGTCATCGTCAAACGTTTCTTCGAATAGGTGTGTTAATATGTTGGACTGCGCTTCGTTTAGTTCAATCATTGCTTTATCATTTCAATTGCCTGTTCAACGCTTTCAATTATGTGATAAGTCACACCGACAGATTCAAAACCGTCTGCACATTTCTGTTCACCTTCTGTCAATCGTCTGCTTGATTTCACTTTGTCACCGTCTTTAATTTCCACAATATACAACTTTGAATTGAAACCCACAAG